TTAGCAACTGTTACTACTGATGGAGAAATAGTTTCATACTCATATCCAAAAACATATGCTTTACCCGGAGACAAAATGACATCCATGTTTGCAGTATTGGATGTATTTGTTTGTAGTGATATATTAAAAGGTCTAACAGTATAGTTGCCTGACTCATCATATGTTCTACGAGCAAGAGTATCTTCCAAAACTGAATAAAGTGGTACTCTATAACTTCTTGTTTGAACACCTTCCTCAACTCTGGCTAATTCAATAAACTGAGTCGTGTCTGTTGATGCAAGTGATCTTGTTGCAAGTGTCAATTCAATTTTAAATCTATCAGCACCAGGAGCTTGATAGTTTGATGCATCTTGAGCTGGGTCAAGCAAAGAAGTATCAGCAGTAGATTCAATTAAACTTTCTGTAATTTCAAAACCAATTTTAGCATTGGCAGTTATGCTAGAATATTTTGATGTAGCGATGGTTTGTTGGTCATTTTTAACAAAAAAACCATCGTAGTAATACACACCTTCAGTAACAGAAAAAATCTGCCCTGTGCCTACGCCAGATGTGGAAATATTTGCAAATGCGGGTGCTGCTTCGTAAGTGAGAATAGTAGCACCGGAAACAAATGCATCACCATAAAGTTGTTTAACTAAAAGAGTTTTTGGCTCACCTGTTCCAGCATCAGCATCATAGACTTTAATGACTTCTGCTCGTTTTGTTGGTATTTGAATATTATCAACAATTGTAGCACCAACAAAAACTGCCGTATTTACAGTTGTGCCACTATATGTGGAATCTAATTTTAGAAATGTACAATCTTGAAGATATGTTGTGCCACCGGTGACCACTGAACCATTTTTGAAAATATGGTTACCAAATCTCTCAACTTGTTTTTGGAGAATGGATTGAGCTTGAGTTAATTCACGAGCTTGAACAGCATATCCAGGTTTGAACAATACACGAAGAAATTTCTTATCTTCATCGTAATCATCATAATATGGATTCGCATTAAAATTAGTATCGATACTCATTTATTTCCTCTAAAATCTAACCACAATTTTGATATTTTCTGCTTGACCATCTTCTCTTTGCGTCTTTGTAATATTTTCAACATATAAAATGTCACCAGTATATGGTTTAAATTCTGGATTTGTTCCAGTAATAATAGTTCTAGAAACACCAGAACTTAAACCAACTAAAGGCAATCCAATTGTTACTGTTCCTATAACTTTAGACAACTTAACTTCATTTGATGTTTGTGAATTAACATAACCATAAAATGTAGCTGTAGATGAAGAAGCTCCCTGATAAACAAATTCATCTAATGTATAACTTGCACCAGCAACCAAACCTAAATTTGTTGTTTGAGAAATTACTGAATTAGCTGTTGTTTGTGTTACAGCAGTAGTATTGGCATATTTATGCGGATTTAAGAGAATACCATACTGTCTAAAAGAAGTATTTGAAGAAATTAACCCATTTTCAGTAGTATCTATCTCACCAATTCTTACGGCAAACATTAAATTGGATGCGTTCAGTTCATTAGCTGGATTGTAAGCATGGCCGTATTTTGGAGAAACAATAACCCTTGCTGTTGCACCTGTACCAGAGCCATAGATATACGCATTTGCTCTTGAGTAACCAGTTCCAATCGTTGTAATCGTAACTTTTGATATATTTGCGTTTGCAGAAGAAACACCAGATGTTGTGTTTGATAATGTTGCAGAAGCTGCAACACCCGTACCATCACCATCAACATAAACTCTAGTTGATATTGTTAAGTTGCCTGTATTGCCACCACCAGAGGCTGTTGTGGAAGAAGATAATGTGATTACTCCTGTTGCATTTGCCGTTGCAGTAATAAAAGAACCAGACGGAATGCCTGTTCCAGAGACGGACATATTTGCAAGATTTGCAATAGTTGAAAGTTGAAACACACTCAAAACTCTGGCAGTATTTGCAAACTGAAATGTTGTTTGGCCAGAAGTGTATGAGGCAACTACAATATTTGATGCCTCTCTGTAATTTGTTCCATTTGCAGTAACAATAATTCTTGTCAATTCACCATCAACAACACCAGTATCATTTACATTATAATCTAATTGTGCTGTGGATGTAGGAGCCGGAATCCAATCAGTAGTCAAAAACTTATTTGATGGCTTAACATTGTACATGTACTTCCACAAATACCCATCAGCCGTAGCAATATTACCATTTGAAGTTGTATAGTCTCCTGATGGTTCTATTGTCGAATTGGCAGAAGAGTTATTAGACATGCATTTGTATACATTTCTTCCTGTCGTAATAACATACATGGGACTTAATCCCTGTGCGGTGTTTGATGATAACAAAGTGTCTATATCAATTGTATCATCATAATTTCTATATTTTGAATTCGCAGACCAAGTGATTTTTGGAATAACAAGTTCCACATCATTTGCCGTGGCTTTTTTAGCGGCATATATGTTATTCCAAACATCTTTTTCTGTGCTAATTGTGTCCACAAGAGAATCTGGAGAGGCCTCATTTGCATACGGAACATTATTACCAATAAAAATATAAAGAACTGGATCAGTAGTTCCTGAATTATAGACCGAATTACGCCAAATCTTTGCGTTATTGTAACTTAGTTTTTTCTTTGTAATTGATGGCATAATTTCTTATTCTATTTATTATGAACTATAGGCGAAATAAATGTTTGCTGTGTTAGCAATATTAATTTCACCAATCATTGCACTTGGATGAGCAGAGCAACGATACTTATAATTGCCAACAGATGTGTGTGGAATTCTCCACAATAATGTTCCACTTGTTTTACCTTGAGCGGCTGATCCATAAGAAAGTGTTCCTGTGGATGAAATATGAACTAATCCTGTGTCAAAATCAGCACTATTGTCACCCAATCTAATATGAAATGGATGAGATCCAGAAAGAGGATTTAGATTAAATCCTAAAGTTGTAGCACTAAAGGTTGATACATTAGGATTGTTTATTGCTCCAGCTCCATTGGCATATTGAGAAAAATTATAAGCTATAGAGCTGTTTGCAGATACATCCAGCACAGTCGTAGTACCAAATGTTAGTACAAGATTTGCGGTAGTATTTGCAAAGTCATAGGCTGAAGTAGTATAGGTTGAATTTGCAAAACCTGTAATTGCCGTATTTGTTATAGAACTTACACGACCATTTGCCGCCAGTGTAATTACTGGAACAAATGTTGCATTACCATATACACTTGCGGTTGTTGAAATTGTGGTGTAATCAAAAGTGTTTGCTGAGTTGGCAGCATTATAGGCACTCTGTGCGAGTACATTGGCAGAATTGGCCTTATCAAAGGCACCATTTGCATGAGCATATGCACCAACACTTGATATAGTATTTGCAAAGTTGTATGCATTTTGCGCTAATACATTTGCAGAGTTAGCCTTTGAAAAAGATGCATCAGCAGTTGTATTTGCAGTATTAGCTTGTGCAAAAGCTCCGTTAGCTTGAGCGAAAGCAACAGAACCCACATTATCAACGAACAAATCAAGATTCTGTAAACTTAATTGTTTTGTTGTTGGTGTTCCACTACTCTTATCAACAACCACAAAAACCGTATTTTGGGCATTTGCTGAAGGTGTTGTTAGTGCTGTTAGAGCGGTAATTTTTATTGATGGCATTTCTTTGTCCTATTATGGTTCTATTCCTAGTGGTACATTACTTTCATCAGTAATCTCTTCACCTGTGGTTTCTGTTTCAATACCCGTATATGAAACATTTAAAACTGATAAATGTTCGTTGTTTGCAGTAATTGTAAATGCACTAGTAACTGAAATGTTCGTATTATTTATAATGCTTGCAACAACACGAATTTCTGTGTTAACAGCAATAGTTGAGCCCACATCTATAATACCTAAACTGCTAGCAACATTAAATTTAGTATTTGTTCCTGTAATATAGATACTCGCATTAGCAATATTTACTGTTCCGGCAATCGCCTTAGCAGAAGTTGTCGATACAGTAATCGTATTTGCAACAAAATCGGTATTCTCATTTAAGTCAGCATAGTTTATAAATCCAGCTGGATGTAATAATTGTTTTAATACTTTTTTGTATTTTGTGAATTCTACCGCTGAAGAAGTTATGTATGAATAATCAACATAATAATTTTGGCCTTGTAGTTTTCTTTCCGAGGTTGACAAAATAGAATCAGATGTTGTCCATCTTCCAGGCAATGAAATATACACATTTTCAATTGTAGCAGATGCAGTTGCTGTACCACTACCAGACCCTGTTAAGTCTACTTGTGGAATATATTGATATCCTGTACCACCACTCACAACCTTAATTGATATGATTTGTCCTGGTTGTGTATTTCCAATAAACGGCGTAAGTGCTTCACCATCGGCCATCAATGCAGAAATTTGTACATTTGCATTTACTCCAGCAGTTGTTGATACAGTTATTGTTGGAAAATTATTTTGTGTATATCCTTGGCCACCAATTAAATAGTCTCCATACTTACCAACTTTTTTACCAGTTGAAGCAGCCGTCCAATTCACATTCACATTTGCAGTTGTCGTACTTGAAATTGAATTGACATATCTTGATTCATTATTAATAATGATTCTATCACCAACTCTAATTTCTGTACCAAATTGTGTTCCTGTGCCAACAATGAACGGGCTATTGTTGGTTATATTTGCTGTGCCAGAAACTCTGGATGGTTGAATTTCAATTTGAGTAATTGTGCCATTTGCGTTGATTGCTTTAACTGCTGCAGCTGCACCTCTTCCATTTGTACCTACAGGATTAGAACCAAATGTAATCTCATCACCAACTTGATATCCTGTTCCACCATTATTAATTTTTATTCTACCTACTGATTTGAAATCTTTAATAGCAAAAGAATTACTATTTGCAGTAAACAATGGTGAGTTAGCATCTAGCGTTGGAGAAATTGCGGTCGATGTATTTGAAAATAGAACAATAACATTTGATATTGGACCCAAATTTGTCAAGGTGAAATAACTCAATGCATCAGCAATAACTGTTGACACATTCTCACCTGTTGTAATTACTGTTGCAGGAAATCCATAATCAGCTGCTGAAATTAATGTATTTGCATATGTTGAAATGGCATCATTGGATACAGTATAAGTATTTGCTGATGAATTTGCAACTCCAGTTGTGTCCACACCATCAATGGCAAGATCAAGAGAAAAAGGAGAAACACCAGAAACTGCAATGTCATCATTAAGTTCAAATCCTGCACCGCCATAATTTACAACAATCCCGTCAATGTAACCCTCAACAATATCATCAACAATAGCTGTTGCATCTTCACTTGCACCACCGCCAGTAACAACAACAACATCACCAACATTATAACTTGCGCCGCCATTAATTACATTAATTTTGTTAACAATTGAAAATGTGTCTGCTCTAAGTGTAATTAAACCGCCATTATCATCAATAACTGTGGCTTCAACTTCTTCACCACCAGAAAATGTTCCAATTAATGTTTTATTATTAATGAATAATTCAAACGGAAAACCAAGATTTAATCGGTCGGTAATAATTCGTTTTACCGACCTCTCAACCAATGCCGATGCACCTGATGTTTTACCAGTAACTTTTCTATCTTTTAATAGTGCAACATCAAAATTGGTATAAACAACTTTGACTTCTGAATTTGCAGCCGGTGCAGTATTGAAAACTAATTTTTTTGATTCTTTTCTTATGTAATAATCAGTTGCATATGTTTTAAGAACACTATTAACATAAACTTCCACTTCATCAGTATTAACTTGTTGTGCCAATAAAAATGTAGTGTTACCAGTTGCCGTGTATACACTACGAATATCAGTTTCAATTCTTAAAATGTTATCTACTGTCCACTTACCATCAGAAGCTTTTAATACATTATTTTTTGGTAAAATAATATCAACTTCATCATTAAACAACATTCTGAATAGAAGTTTAAATGACTTTTCATTACCTTTTGCTAGATAAAGTGGAAGAACATTTTTGATTAATAGTGCTTTATCTACTTGAGCATCTTTTGGTAAATAAGAAGCATAAGTGTTTAAAAATTGTTCCTCAAAGTCTTCAATAGAAATATCAACATCAGATATATTTTTAAGTTCTTTTGCTTTGGTGAGCAAATCATTATTTTGTGTGCCTTGTTTATTCTCAAGGAATTCGTAATACGCTTCCAAAAAAGAAATGAAAACAGGATATTCTTCCCGAACAAATTCAGGAACTTGCCTGTTTACTAATAAAGAAACTTTATTATCGGACATTAGATTTCGACTAGTTCAGTTGTTATTGAAGTTGGATCCGTATCATCTAATGTGATAATTGTATTTCTAAATGATTTAACAATACCTTTTTCGGATTCAATAGTTAGTCTCACTAAATTATCAAATGTCGCCAAAGAAATAATGTTTAGGTTAGTTAGTATTATCAGACCAGTATCATAGTTGATTGAACCAGCATTTGAATTCACAACTTGTCTTTCTGCATTATCATCAAAGTATACGATTCTTAGCGTACCAAATCTTCCATCTAATACAGCTGTCGCAACACCTTCAGAACCATTGCCACCAGAAATTGTAATGATAGCACGACTATAATTAATGCCTCTATTAGTGATTGCAATAGATTGAATTCTTCCATTGACAATCACGGCAGAAGCAGTTGCACCAATACCATCACCAGTGATGGTGACAGTAGGCGCTGTTGTGTAGCCAGATCCAGCATTAATTACTAGTATATCAGAAATGCCGGTTTGTGATTCTGGAATCTCTTCAATGATAACATTTCGTAAAGTTCCAGTATCATCATTAACATCAAAGTTTGATGATACCATTTTATTTGTTGTTGTACCACGCTTTAACGGTGCGTTAAATTCTATTTGATATGTAGATGCCGAATTTAACGATGGTTCAAATCTTTTTTGCAATTTCAATTTTGTTTCAGATCCAATAATCGTATTTAAATCCACAGAATCAATATTGTCTTGCATTTTTGACAAAACAAAAGTGGAGCCAAACTTATTTAAAAAATTATCTCTATAATTTATAATTGAGTTTTTAATAGCATCTTTTATTGATACAGGAGTTGAAATTGTTTTTGTTTTATCGTATTGTACAGAATTTTCAACTAAGATAAACAAAAATTCTGAATCAACAATTTCAGTAGAAACGGCCACGATTGATTTTGGTTTAATAATTTCATCAATAATTCTTTGTTTTTCTGTCTCTGTGATAAAATAGTTTTCTTTTGGTTTTAATGCAACATAAACTTTACCATACACTGGTGGTGTCTCATCTTCACCACCCCATACGGACAATGAATCAATATTTGGATAACTTCTTTTTAAAAATGTTTCATAGTCTGTAAAGGTTACAAGTCTATTTTGTGTTGAAAACTGCGCTGCGGCACCAAATTTAATTGAGTCAATTGATTCTCTTGCTGATCCAGCAGCAGCAACAGTAACAGTAGTTATTGTAATATTTGTTAATCCATTAATTGAAGAATTTGGAACAAAAGCAGCAGATTTATTAGCAGCATCACCACTTGTTATCAGATATGATACCGAAACTATAGAACCATCATCCAACGCTTTTCCCAAAACACCATCACCAAATGATAATTGAAATTGACCATTTTTTGCTTCTTGTAGGAAATATACTGTTGATTCTGAATTGACTTCTAAAATATCTGTTACAGCAGTGTACACTTGAGTTAATGTATTACCAGAATTTGGAACGACTGAAACTTTAATTGTTGTTGTATCAATATTATCATCTGGTAAAGTAAATGTATTTTTTGGATTTGAATTTTGATTATAGGTGAATGAATATGTTGGTAAAGTACCTTCATGGATTTTCACACTTTCAAAGAAAAATGCCGTATTAGATTTTGTCGCAGTTACATCTTCCAACACAACAAAACTATAAGATTGTGTATCAATTAAAGAAGAGCTGAATAATGTGCCTCTTGAAATAGTAAGAACATCAGGTGTTGTATTAGCAGTTTCAATAGTTATATTAATTATTGCTTCTGATGCAGTAACGGAGTGCGGAGTATAACCTAAAGTTTTTGCATGAGAAACTACAGAATCTCTTAAAATGGCGGTGTCTAAAAATGATTCATTGGCAACCATATTCAAATAATATGAATTATAGTGTGTATTGTATGCAAGAATATCCAACAAAATAGAAAGGCCTGACCCCTCAAAATCATAGTCTTGAAAAGTTGTTTGTTGCTGTAAAAAAGATTTTAAATTCTCCTTGATTTGGTCAAAATCAAGGTCTGAAATTTGTAAACGAGCGGTAGCCATTTTTTACCTAATCCGTTCTAAAAAGAAATTAATTGTTATTGGATTTGTTACATTGACAACAAAAAACTCCATGTAAACTTTAAATCCGTTATTCTCGAAATCTGGAGCAACCTCAAGTTTTGATATGTTGACCCTAGGCTCATAATTTCTAATAGTTTGTGCTATTTCATTTTGCAGGGTTGTTGCAGTAATAGTGTCCATATTTTCAAATAAAATACGGCGAACATTACTACCAATATCTGGTTGAAAAGGTTTTTCATAGTGATTAGTCAAAATAAGATTCTTAATAGAATTTACAACCGCTGTCTCATTCGTGTGACGGTTGATATCTTTTTTGATTGGATGTATAGTAAAATTTAAATCCAGATCACTAAATCCAGTGCTTACTTG